GATCTTTGAAGGGAACGTCTTCATAAATCGTGGTGCATATAGTTCCATCTTCGCTTCTTTTATGCCCTACAACACGCTCCAGCTTCTTTTCGTTACGAAAGTCTCCTACTCTCTGATCTTTTTTACCAGGACACTCTACAAATTCAACCTTTTTATCTTTCGGTGGTATATATTGTCCTGATTGATTTTTTGTATCTACAGACTCTTTTTCTTCATTGGGAGGCTTAGTCTCTGTATAGATAAACTCGTTCGGGGTATATTCTAAAGGTTCAAATGACGGGATAATAAAATTACCACATTCGCTATACGTTCCATATTCATCTTTATCGTTATCAATCAGACTGGGTAGATTATTTCTATGTACTATTACACAGCCTGGTATATCTACTTTTGGTTTATAAATAATATCTAATACTGGAACGTAAAGCTCCCATACAGGTATCTTTGGAATACTTATTTCTCTTATTTCAATCCGATGTATCTGCGTCATGGTTAGGAAAGTAAACCTCTACATAAGATTCACATTTAGGACAGGATAGATTTGTAACCATTGCATATTCCTCTGCAAGTATAGGCTTGAGTTCTTCAACACTATGATCTCCGCCCCAAATCAGTTCTGTTTGACAATGCCAGCAGTTCATAATTTCATTTTAGGGATAACCATAGATGGTCCTGTTGTTTTTGGTAAGCCTTTTTCTAATACATTTGGCATCATTCCTTTTACATTTCCCATGACTTGATTCATCATCTTTGCCTTAAATTGCTCAGATGTTACATACTTATATCCAAAGTACCCTCCTCCTATAACTGAAGTTACCATTAGAAATGAAAGGATACTCAAAACATTAGCTATCTTTTGAAACATGATAAAACTTGCTGTAATTAAAGCTATGTCGGTTATGAGCATAGCTGTTCTATTGCTCATTATAGGTCTATCACCTTTGTACGTCACTATGAGCCTTATGACAAGACAGATTAATGAAAAATCTAATTAGCTGTTCTGGCTCTACTTGATCTGGTTTTACACGCTCCACTGCAATAAATCCTTCTTTGCTCCATCGTATTAAAACTTGCACTACAAATAGGACACGTTTTTAATAATATTCCTTCTACTTTTTTATGTTTTCTTTTACCTCTTTTGGTTTATCAATTTCTTTTAATAACAACTGATATGCTTGGACACCACCTTCAAGTCTGAGTATATATTGTCTTTGGTTTATTATTTCCTGTTGCCATTCAAGAATCTGTTTTTCAATTATTTCTTTCATTAATACTTAGTTTTTCCTAATATAACTGCTTGATCTTGCTCTGAAAAGTCATATTCACTTGTCCATATTGAATCGCCATCTTCTTTTGTGTAAGCCTTAATAGTTTCAAGATGTTCAACATTACGTTTGATCTCATCCTTTTGGTCATCTGTCAAAGATGATAAAGCAGCAAGTTCGTTAATCACAGTTACGCTATCTCCAGCATTTGTAAAAATAGTTGCAATTTCTTCCGTGGTACGTTCAGCCATAATTAAACAATAGTAAGAGTATCACCTGAACTTACAGTGACGGTGACGCTTGAATTTATAGTTATTGGGCCAGCCGCCATTGCATTTGATCCACTTAAAGTATAGTCAGCAGCTACAGTCTTGGCATTTTCATAAAAAGCAGCACCATTAGTTACAGCAGAGGCACTTATAGAAAAACTTAATGCTGGTATTCTTAATTTAGTAATATTAGTATCGCCTAAAGTTATTTCATTTGAAACAGTAGATGAACTTGGAACAGCATTATGACCTATAAAAGTATTATTAGACCCTGTTGTTAAAGTGTCACCTGCCAAATCACCTAATGCAGAATTATCAGATCCTGTTGTTAAATTTTCGAGGGTTTTTTCTCCTAAACCTACATTCTTTGAACCACTTGTTATTGCTTGACCAGCCTGTGAGCCAACAAATGTATTACCATTACCGCTAGTCAAACCATATAAACAACTGTTACCTATACCAGTATTAGAAGCACCACTATTACAGGAAAGACCTGCACTTGATCCAACAAAAGTATCTTGACGAGCAGAACCATCAGTTACACTACCTGCTCTATACCCTATTAGTGTATTATTTCTAACTCCATCTCCACATTTTATATCTACACCAACGCAAGTATTATAAAAACCAGATTCATGATCATACCCAACATTATAACCTATAAAAGTATTATTATCTCCTGTAGTGATGTCAGTTCCAGCGTTATATCCAAGTAAAGTATTATTAGTAGCATCAGTACCAGAGAAACTATCACCTGCGTTAGTTCCACCTACTGTATTATTTTGAGCATCTGAAGTAAGTCCTCCACCTCCACCTATTTCTTTAACAGTTCCTCCATCATTTACATAGAATTTCTGAGCAGATTTATCTATTGCAACTTCACCATCAACAATATCACTTGTTGTAGGTGTACTAGTACCTCGTTTTAGCTTGATGACATTAGCCATTGGACATTACCTCCTATGGTTTAAAAAGTGCCACCCTCGACATCAAAGCCAGAGGTAGATCCATCTTCTAAAAATGTAACAAGGTCAGATAACGCAACTTGTTTCATCGTTCCATTATCATTACAAACAAATCTATCTGCGGTAGCAAGTGTTGTTGAGGTAGCAGAAGTTCCTCCATCCATTAAATTTAACTCAGAAGTTGTTGCTGTAACTCCATCCATGATATTGAGTTCTGATGTAGTAGCAGTAACTCCATCCATGATATTTAATTCGGAAGCTGTCGCTGTTACTCCGTCCAATATATTTAATTCAGAGGTTGTAACTGTTGCTCCATCTAATATCTGTACTTCAGCCTGTGTTAGATCAGCTAAAGCACTTGCTGTATTAGCACCCATTGTTGCTAATTCTGTAAGCTGTGCATCAGAGGCTTGTTTAGCATCTAACTGTGTTTGAATATTACTTGTAACTCCGTCTGTATGGTTTAGCTCAGTGGTAGTAGCTGTCACCCCATCCATTATGTTTAGCTCTGAAGTCGTTGCTGTGACTCCATCCATAATGTTTAATTCTGAAGCTGTGGCAGTAACTCCATCTAAAATATTAAGTTCAGATGCAGTTGCAGTCACGCCATCAAGAATATTTAATTCTGCTGTAGAGACAGTCGCTCCATCAAGAATCTGTATTTCTGTTGATGTTATTGCAGCTAATGCAGAAGAAGCACCAGACTGCATACCTGATAAGTTATCTAAGTCAGCGTCATAGGCTTGAACATTAGAACCAATCGCTAAACCAAGAGAAGCTCTTGCAGTAGATCCACTTTCAAGAACAAAGTTTGATCCATCTCCAACAACAAAATTACCATCAGAAGGTGTAAGACCTGCAATGTCAGATAACTGCTGGTCAAAAGCCTGTACATTAGTTCCAATAGCAAGACCTAATGCTGTTCTTGCAGCACTTGCACTTGTAGCTCCTGTACCACCGTCACCGACAGCTAAAGTTCCTGTTATAGAACTAGCACCTAAATCAACAGCCATTTCTGTTGATTCAATTACTATTCCACCATTGGATTTAAGGTCAACACTAAACTCATTACCAGACTTATCTAAACCATCTCCAGCAGTTATATTTCCACCGCCACTGAATTGTGTATAAGATAAATTATTAGTGCCGACAACAGCAGATCCTTTGTCAGAACTACAAACAAAACCCTGATCGGCATTTGTAGATCCTTGTTCAACAAAGGTGAACATTCCAGCAGCATCGACACCAGCAGCTAAATCATCTGTTCTTGCCCATGTACTTGCTTTACAAAGATACAGTCCGTTTTGACTTGCTGTACTTTGGTTCTTAACTAAAACTCTTTCATCAGCAGAAACCGCTACACCATCAATTGTTTGCGTTCCACTCAACGAAATATTTGCTGTAGTAGCAACCTTAACACTGTCTTTAATATCTAAACCTTGGCTAACACCGTCTACATATCCTTTAGTTGCAAAATGAGCATCGGCTGTAGGCGTAACTCCTGTTACTGGATTGGTTGCAGCAGCTAATTCGTCTACTCTATTTACCTGTACACCTGCATCAAAGTCAGATATTTTTGTATGTGCAATCGAAGGAATATCAGCAGCAACTAAGGCTCTAAATGTAGGTGCAGCAGCACTTCCAGAAGCAGCACCAGCTAAAACATGATTAGTTGTTCTTGTTGTTGTCTTATCAAAGAACGCTCCAGAACCACCAACAGTAATTATTGAACTTGCAGAAGGTGGAGTCGATCCATTATCACCAAAACCATAATATAGTTTCAGATCATTTTCGTTAAAGGCTAATTCTGATGGAGATAAACTCGAAGGAGCACCAGCAGATCCACTGGCTGCTCTTTTCTTAATTCGTATTGTGTTAGACATTGCCTAAAAATTACCTCCATTAACAAGTGTTAGTTTAGTTGTGGTTGCATCTGCCTTAAACTTAGCAGAACTAGAGTCATAGTAAATAACAGATCCATCAACTTTATCAGTTGAGTCCAATGTAAAATCTGCACTAGCTCCCTGAGGGCCTTGCGTGGCAACAGTGACAACTCTAGTTTCACCGTTAACAGTAACGGTGTTTTTAGTGGTTGTAATGTTAACTTGACTCATGTGGTTGTATAACCCTCACTCATAAATATCTTACCCTCTAAATAATATTCTTTGAGTCCCGATCCATCAACTAATAACACATCGTAAGCTAATATTTCTGGAGTAAATGTAGCTGTCTGGGTGTCTGTTAATGCTATAGAAAAAGATCCTGCTGATCTATCTGTATAAGTAACAGCCCAGTCTGCATATTTTGTGGAACGTGATTCATCCCATACCTGTGCTGCTACTGTAAAACCTGTTAAATTTATTGCCGTCCCAGAATTATCTTTCAGCACAATAGGAACACTGTGATCTGACCTTCTTTGAACGGTCATGTTGTATGTTCCAGGTGCTATTGCCATTAGCTATAAGGTGATGTGCCTAGTATATCAGTTTTCCATTGTGCTTTTAATGCGTCAGCATCACTAGCAGCAGCTATTCCAGAATCAGCAGGAGCATCTCTTAATGCTTGTTTCTTAGCAACAATGTCTGTTGTTGATGCACCAGTTTCTTGTGCTTTTTGAAATTCAATATCAAGTTCCGCAAGTTTTGGTGTTCTTGCATTTCTAATATTTGTTTTATGAATCTCTCTGGCTTTCGCCATGTCTACACCAAATCCCATAATTTACTCCGTATAAGTCCAAGCGTTTCTGAAACTCCTGTCTGTAGGAATTGCAGACTTATTAACAGTATAAACTGTCTTACCACTAGGGCAATCTTTAGATTTAATTTGATCTAATGTTAAATCACAATTATCTGCTGGAACAACAATACAAAGATTTCCATCATCATCTGTATAGAGAAATCGTGAATCAGAATTTGCCATAAGTTTTTTCTTTTAGTATATCTTAAGTGTTATTAGTCGCCAAAAACTGCAACAGTATTAATTTCGCCATCAAAAGCATACGGAGAGGCATCTTGGAATGAGGATACCAGTGTAAATGTAGTTGTAGTGAAGTTATTAAAGCAACCTAAAACTCTGAAGCCATCAGACGCAGTATTACCTGCGGCAGTCGCTAAAACATAATTAGCATTACTCATAGCAGTAGCCATAGTTATAGTTGTGTGACCTTGGCTTACATCAGTTATGGAACTAACATTAAAAGAATCTCTTATTGCTATTGTTCCAGTTCCATTGTAATTAACCCATGCTTTTGCCCTGCCCTGTTCAATTTGCTCTGGTGTTGAACTTGAGCCACCGCTTGTGTTTTGAATTGTGTTGACTTTAAGTGTTGACATAATTAATTAATCTCCATGTATAGCTATATAACAATGCTCTGGGTCTGTAGACAATATGTAAGTATTACTTCCTAATGTATTTATTCTAAAAACCGAAGCAGATTTAGCTGTATTTTGTTCAGTTAAAACAAATAGGAAACAATTATTACCTGTAGTTGTTCCAATTCCACCAGTAACAGAATAATTTGCGTCTGCCATAGCTGTTGTAATGTTTATCGTAAAGTCGCCAGTAGAATTATCTGTAATTGATGAAATATTAAAAGAGTCTCTTATCGCAGCAGTACCTGTTCCATTAAAATTTAACCAAGCTTTTGCAAGCTGTCCTTTTTCAGTTCCACTTGTATTTTGAAATACTGGTGCAGCAGATGAAATGCTTTTAATTGTGCCTACGGCTAATGTACTCATGGTTTTGGATTTGCGTCTTTGACAGCTTTGTTATGTGCAGCAAAACTGCCAGTTGAATCAAGTTTACCTGCAATAATGTCGTCATACAACAATCCAAGTTGTTCTCCTGTTGGTGCGTATGTTGTAGAACCACTAAAAGTTCTATCCGTTTGATATTTAAGCTTATCAAGTTCTAATCTTGCAGCATCAATTTTTGACTGCTCTACAGAAACATTACTGCCAGAAGCATCTAATATAAGTCCGCTATCATCAATAGTTACAACGCTTGGGTAGGCTTTTCTTATTGCTTCGTGATCCATTAGTTTGTAATCTCCATTGCTGTTACACTTCCAGTACTTCCCATATTTGTTCCCGAAGCTCTACCATTGATTTTACACGTTCCAGCTATATTAGCTAATTGCCATTTATAGGTAACTGCACTTGTTGTAGATGGTGAATCAATAAAATGATAATTCCAACTAAACATACCATTAGTTTCTGCACCAAAATGAGTTGAGTGAGTGGAGCTAAAACTATCACTGGGAGAAGGTTCTGCAATATTTGTTGAACCTCTAAGCAAGTTCATTCTTAACATACCACTTTGATTATCATGGTTCATTGTACAGCAAGACATTATAAGAATTTTACTAGAATTTGAACTAGGTGTTATTGTTACGCTGAAACCAGTAACATCAACAAAACTTGTTGAGCTGGTCGAAAAGCTATCATCTTTAAATGTAGTAACGACTTGTATTATTCCTCCACCAGTTGCACCACTTGGTAAACCACCGACAGGAACAATTGAATTGACTTTTATCTGGCTCATAAATCTATTATATACACTTTTATACTACAGTCCATGTCTCACCAGAACCAACTGTAACTGTAACGCCACTTTGAATTTCTATAGGGCCAAAACTTCCAGCATTTTTTCCATTAGTTATCGAGTAATTTTGTGTAATGGTTTGTGAATTCTCCCAGAAAATTTCATCAGACCCACCTCCAACTGCACCTGCACCAGCAGCAGCCCAACTTAACGTACCAGAAGCATCAGATACAAGGGCATAACCAGAAACAGCAGCATCCGCAGAAGGTAATGTCCAAGTAAGACTAGATGAAATAGTAGCTGGTGCTTGAAATCCTACATAATGGCTACTATCAGAGTCAGCAAACCTAAGATCATTCTGCGATTGAAGCGTTAATCCATTCGCATCAAATATCATTTGTTCTGTACCACTTGAAGAAAATCCCATAACATTTGCAGATTTTCTAAACAAACCTAAATCTGTATCTGTATCAAAACTTAGTGCAGGAGTAGATGCACTACTTGAGTCATCTATAAGCAAAGCACCTGTCATCGTACCTCCAGCTTTAGGCAACAAACCTAAATTTGCCTGATCTATATTGCCTATTTCAGTAAAACCACCATTAGAACTATTTCTTATTTTTAAAATATTTGTAGTGGTATTTAAAAACGGCATGCCAGCCACACATTGACTTGAAGCTAAATCACTAGACTTAGAATTACTTGATTGAATCGCAGCAAAGACAGCGTTTAAATCAATACGGACGTTAGCTCCAGAAGCGTTTTCTATTGTATAATTTGTTACGTCAGCCATAGTTAATAACTATTTTCCTCCATGTTAACCTCCTTTGCCGAAACCAACAGCACTGTAGGTAAAGTTCCTATCAATACTAGCATTACTTGAGTTCTTGAAATGAACTGTAAAGCCAGTTCCAGATATACTTGAAAGCTCAAAGAAATCACCTGTAGCCATATTCTGTGGAGAAATATTAACAGAAGGTAAGAAACTATTCAGATTACCAAGTGCAGACGTTCCAACAAAGAATGGGGCTGCAAATGTAACTGCCTTGGCTCCTGCTCCAGATGCAATAACAGATGATTGTTCTGTTCTTGATGGCATTGTCGCTGTATAACCTGCCTGTTGTAAGTTCATATTCTGTGCAACGTCAGCAGTTTCTAAAGTAATTCTAAACTGAAAGCCTCTGCCCTTAAATGTTCCATTTGCAAAATCATTAAATGATGTATATGTAGGTGAACTACTGGGATTATCAGTTGTAGTTCTTACTGCTATTTTTGCATTTGCATCATTGGCAACCGTTCCATCAAAATCTGTCCAAGTATCTATATTATCTGTTCTATTATCAAACTCATCTCCTACATAAAAACCTTCTCCTTGAAAATGTCTTTTTAATGTAAGAGAGAATGTACCACCAAGATCAAGAGTATCTACAAAGTCATAAGTACCACTAGCATTTGAAGATGGGTCTGTAAGTTTTAATCCACCAAGAGTTGAATCAAAAGTAACATTAGACTTTGCTCCGTTATAAGGTGTACCGTCAGTATCTTCTCTATCAGTTTTGACAATAATAGAATCAAGTATATCTACTAAAGATAAGTTTACTTTTGTTTCGTTTTCACTAAATCTACCGCCATCGTCTTGAAATTTTAGTAGGTAGGTACCTGCTAAAGCAGGGCAGATGGCATCTGTTGAGTTTCCAGCCACAGCCTCTATAACATCTTGTGCTGACTGGAAAGTTGCACTACTGCCTGTCTGATTCGTGTGTCTGATATAAACTCGACCACCATGCAGAACATCAATAGCAGTTGCTTGTTTAAATTTTAATCTTACAAATTGTTCATTTATTGGCTCAATACTTAAATTAGAAACATCTTCTGGTAACGCAGTCTTTCCAATCGCTGTAAAAGTAGTCGTAGTAGCATTAGTTGATAATTCAAGAGATAAATTATATGCAAAAACCTCAATAGTATATGTACCTTTCTTTGTATCTAAGAGTTCAAAATCGCTACTAAATACGACTTGAGAGACATAATTATTATCTTCAAATTTATAATTGACCAAATACTGAGTTACTCCCTGCACAGGTTGCCAATCTACTATTAACTTACTTCTGGCAATACTGTTAATAACTACTGTTTTTTCTGTAACAGTAAGATTACTTGGAGGTGATGCAGGTGCATTTAATAATGAAATATTTCTGACAGGAAGAGATGTATTATCTTCTATAAATGCATATTTACCTTCAACATAAGTTAAAGCTGTTATCACATAATTAATATCATCCTGTTCTTCAACTTGTATTACTCTGAATAATTGTGTCTGAAGAGTTGTACTTGATATAACGTAGGGTGCATTAACGTTTGGTGCGGAAGAAAAAGCAGAACTTACTGTTAAGACTGCTCCTGTAATATCAGATATACTTTTAGATTCAATAGTTCCATCAGATAAAACAATGCTGATTGTAGGATTATCATTTAAGGCAGGTAAAGTTGTTTCCGATTCTGCATCTATGGTTATTGCAGTTGTTGTCGCAGATACAACACGACCACCTCTTCTAGCTCCTGCTCTTACTGGATCGTTCACCTCAATCACAGATCCAGGTCTTACAACAACACCAGAATCTATAGAAGTAGTAAAAGTAATAGTTTCAGATTCGTTTTGCTCAGCAAAAAGTATTGCACGGCCCAATCTGGCAGCTTGATTACGAGAAGTACAGGCAAAAGCTTTTACCTGTTTCACTATCGTTCCAAATTTAGATATAGCTGTTGCATCCTCTACAACTTCAAAATCAATCTCTTTTGAATCCATATTGAAATAGCTGACAGATATAACACTATGTCTAGTTTTTAAACTGCTCCCTGAGTAGTTAAAACCACCCTCTCCCACATTTGCCAAGTTAAATAAATAACTGGCTGATGTTGGTTTATCCTGAGATATTGTTATACCACCAGCAGACCATATTGGCATACATCTCATCACACCTGCCAAATCATTTATTGCTGCAAATGCTTCTTTTGGACTTTGTATATTTACATTGCAACTAAACCTTGCTTCTTTTGCTCCTGATCCTGTTCCATCGTCAACTTCTTCATTAGCAAACTTACTTGCTGCTACAAAACTAAATAAATCTAAATTACTGTCTGTAATATGATTACCTAACCCATAACGAGTGTTGGTAAGTAAATCAAGCAGACACATTGCAGGACAGTTAGTGTAAGTCGCTGCACCCATAACACCATTAAATATATAGCCACTTGGATAAACTATTCTGCCCGTAGCATTGTCAACACTCGGAGTACCAGAGCTAGATGCACCTGCTCCTGGTATTCTTACTTTTACACCTCTTATACGATATTTTCTTGTAGGAATACTATTAAACTGTTTACTATCAAGTCTTAAAGAAACATAAGAACTGTTTGGGTAAGTTGAACTGTTGTCTATAACTTCCTGAATACTTGTAAATTGAAAAGCATTTACTCTAGCTGAATCTGTGCTATCTGCTGTAACACGAACAACTCTAATATCAACAGGAAAATCACCCGTAATATTTATTCTATGATCTCTCGCATAGGCATCTGCAGTACGACCACTGACTGAGGTGGAAATTATATCTGTAAAACCACCTGAGTTATATTGAACCTGTATTTTATATGCAACAGTATCTCCTCTTATATCTCCATCATCTTCAGCTACTTGTATCTGAGGCCAAGTTAAAGTGACAATAACAGCATCAACATCTGTATTTGTTATCTGTCTTGTGACAGGAGCAGAGGTAGTTACGGTTGTTCCGACAGCAGTAGGCGATCTACTTTCAGCAGGAATACCTGTCATTGCAATTTGGCTGGACGTTCCAAACTTTGATTGAAAACCTACATCTTGAAAATTAAAATCAGTTGTAGCTGGACTAGCACTGGTAGCACTGGCATTAAGGACTGGAGTGTCGTTAAGAAAAACATCCTTAAGACTTGCATTGTTATAAGCAGTTGTACCTTTGGTTAAACCTTCTTTTGATGCAGATGCAAATCCTTCTATCTCACCTTCAGAGATTAAATCTTGAATAGTTGCAAAACTTCTACTATGTAAAGTATCAGGAGCACGATATGGAGGGGGAGGTTGCTTTGGTGGTCCTCCAGCACCTCTAATAATTTTAGTTTCGTCTGTCATGCTTCCACCTGATTAACATCTGTTGCAGCAGAGATAACTACTGAACCAGTAATAATCTCACCATAAACTATAGGAACGGGAGTACCAGCCCTTGATGTATTTTGTATTCCACTAAAACTAAAAGATAACTGTGGATCTTCTTCTGAATTAAAGTCCGAAGGTTTTGGCAAAGGAAATAACATTTCACTTACTCCAGACAAGGCTAGACCTGCTCCAATAAAAAATGCTCCTTTAGCTATTCCACTCGTAAAAGTTAAAGCTTTAACTGGAGCTAAAGAGATAAAAGCACCTCCAGTAGCAAATGTAAGACCTATTAAAGCCGCCCCTATCAATAGCTTTCTTGCTCCACCTGCTCCAGCTATAACTGGTATAAAATGTATGTCCTCCCTTCCAACAGGATAATCAATTTCATCTTTATCAATATC